AGAAAAGAATTTAGATATATTAAAGAACTATTAGATTTTGATAAAAAATCTCACGAAATTTTTAGAAATTGGTATGTTGATGGACGTCTATATTACCACAAAGTAATTGACATCAAAAAACCAGAACAAGGGATTCAAGAACTGAGATATATTGATCCCTCAAAAATGAAGTTTGTTCGTCAAGAAAAGAAACTAAAAAGAGGCGCACAAGGAATTGATCTTTCTAGAACTTCAGAAACAAGTAAGGTTTTATATCCAGAAATAGAAGAATACTTTGTATATTCACCAAAACCAAATTTTCCAATTGGAATGGCATCTGGTGCAAGTGGGCAAAAAGGTATCAAAATGGCAAAAGATACCGTTACCTATGTCACCTCTGGATTAGTTGATAGAAATAAAGGTTCTGTTCTTTCATATCTTCATAAAGCAATCAAAGCACTCAATCAACTCAGAATGATTGAAGATTCTTTGGTTATCTATAGACTATCAAGAGCACCAGAACGTAGAATCTTCTATATTGATGTTGGTAATCTACCAAAAGTGAAGGCAGAACAATATCTGCGTGATGTTATGAACCGCTATAGAAATAAGCAGGTTTATAATGCACAAACTGGTGAGATCAGAGATGATCGTAAATTCATGTCCATGATGGAAGACTTCTGGTTACCTAGAAGAGAAGGTGGTCGTGGAACAGAAATCACAACTCTTCCTGGTGGGCAGAATCTGGGAGAACTTTCTGATATTGAGTATTTCCAGAAGAAATTGTATAGAGCACTGGGTGTTCCCGAATCCAGAATTGCAAGTGATGGTGGATTTAATTTGGGAAGATCATCAGAAATACTCCGCGATGAATTAAAATTCGCTAAGTTTGTTGGTCGTTTAAGAAAGAGATTTGGGCAACTCTTTAACGATATGCTCAAAACACAACTCATTCTTAAGAACGTTATTACTCCAGAAGATTGGGAAACTCTATCTGATCACATCCAATATGATTTCTTATATGATAATCAGTTTGCAGAACTAAAAGAAAGTGAACTGATGAATGAGCGTCTTGGAACTCTTGCAACTATCGAACCATATATTGGTAAGTATTATTCGGTAGATTATGTTCGACGCAAGGTTCTACGTCAAACTGATCAAGAAATTCTTGAGATTGATGAGCAAATAGAAAAAGAAATTAAAGACGGAATTATTCCAGATCCAAATGCAGTAGATCCAATTACTGGTGAACCATTACCAGATGGTGGTGGAGATTTATTGGGTGATGTTCCAATGGAACCAGATCTTGATAGTGCTGGTGCTGTCACAGATGCAGATCTACAAAAAGACACCAAATCTGCTGAGATATAAATAAAAAATATACATTAATATTATTTTCATGGAAAATATCGTCGATTTGATTGCTACAGATGCTTCTGCGTCTGATATTAGCGACAGTATTAAGGATGCATTATTTGCAAAAGCAGCAACGGGTGTTGAGTCTCAGCGTCCAAATATTGCTCTTTCAATGTTTGATGTAGAGACTGAAACCGATACAAACGAGGATCCAGAATAATGATACTTAAAGTTTTAGCAGCGGAAACTGATTTAAGTCCAGCTACAAACGTAAACAACGCAACAGTTGTGAGATTGTATAACGGTCATTCTGCTGCACTGGTTATTACCAGAGCAGATTCTGGTAGTTCTACCATTGGTAGTTTTACTCTGAAAAATGGTGAAACTGTATATGTTGAGAAAGATCCTACAGATCTACTCAGTGCTGCCTCAAACGGTGGTTCTGTAAAAGCAGCAAAAGTAGCATACAACATTTCATAAAAAAATGAAACTAATCACAGAAGAAATCTCAAAAGTTGAGTTTATCACCGAAAAGGTTGGTAAATGTAAGAAGTGTTTCATTGAAGGTGTATTCCTTCAGGGTGGAATTAAAAACCGTAATGGTAGAATGTATCCCACCGAAACTCTTGCTCGTGAAGTTGGCAGATACAACGAAAACTTTACGGCAAAAGGTCGTGCTTTAGGAGAACTCGGTCATCCTGACGGTCCCACCGTCAATCTTGATCGAGTTTCTCATAAGATTGTTTCACTCGTCCAAGAAGGAAACAATTTTAAAGGTAAAGCACAACTTCTTGATACCCCTATGGGTAAGATTGCACAATCACTAATTGGTGAGGGTGTACAACTAGGAGTTTCTTCTCGTGGAATTGGTTCCATTAAAGAAGATCATTCTGGTTGTAAAATTGTAGGTGATGATTTCATGTTAGCAACTGCTGCTGATATTGTTGCCGATCCTTCTGCACCCGATGCATTTGTATCGGGAATTATGGAAGGAAAAGAGTGGGTATGGGAAGGAGGAATTCTTCGCGAACAACTCGCAGAAACAACTCAGAAGCGTATTAATACACTTGTTGAGCAAAAAGCACTTGAGGAGCACAAATTACAGTTGTTCCAGGATTTCTTAGCAAATCTCTAATAATATAAATAAATACAGATTAATACAAACTAATCATAAACAAATGTCCGTTGGTAGCAATTTACAAGAAATGGAAAACGTAGTAACCAAAGGTGCTGCTGCAGCTGAACCAATGCCTAAGTTGGCCGATTCTGGTCAACCAAGTGTTGAAGATCTCGGCGGTCCTTCCCCAGAAAACTATCGTCCCGATGACGATTCAGCAAAACTCAAGGAACCTGGTTCGACTCTTGCTCAAGTCAAGAATGTCGTTAACAAGGGTGCCAAGCCTGCCGATCCTGCGCCTAAGGGCATGAAGGAAGAAGAGGCAGAAGTTGAGGTTGAGGAAGATCAAGAGATCGTAGCAGAAGCAGAAGCAACCGAAGAGGAAGTCGTTTCCGAAGAAGAAACTTCCGAAGAGGAAGTTGTTGCAGAGGCTACCGACGAGGAAGTCCAGGAAGAAACCGAAACCGAAGCAGAGTATAGCGTCGAAGAAGACGTTAATGCACTGTTTGCTGGTGAGGAACTTTCCGAAGAGTTCCAAGACAAAGCACGCACAATCTTTGAGACTGCAATCAAGACCAAGGCTGCTGAGATCACCGAAGCAGTTAAGGCAGAATATGAAGCACAACTTTCCGAAGAAGTTGCTTCTGTTAAAGCAGAACTCGTAGAGCGTGTTGATTCCTATCTTGAGTACGTTGCTCAAGAGTGGATGACCGAAAACCAACTCGCTATTGAGCACGGTCTGAAGACCGAAATGACAGAATCATTCCTTGGTGGAATGAAGAGTCTTTTTGAAGAACATTATGTATCCATCCCTGAAGAAAAATATGATGTTATCGAAAGCATGGTAGATAAACTAGATGAAATGGAGTCTAAACTCAACGAGCAAATCGATAAGAATGTTGCTCTTAATAAGAGGTTAGCAGAGTCAGTTGCAGATGTTATATTTGCAGAAATTTCTGAAGGACTTGCAGTCACTCAGAAGGAAAAACTTGCCTCTCTTGCCGAAAACGTTGAGTTTGATAGTGAAGAGACCTATCGTGAGAAACTAGTTACTCTAAGAAATTCATATTTCTCTGAGTCAGCAACTAGTGCTCAAAGAGAAGTAGCTGAAGAAGTAGAGGTTGCTGAGGAGACTCAGGAATCTCAGAGTGTTTCTCCTCTAATGGAGTCATATCTTTCAGTTCTTCAGAGAGCTTCCAAGAAGTGATTTTTAAATTATCGTAAATCAAACTAACTTTTTTAAAGAGGTAAATTCAAATGCAAATGTTCAATTCTGAACAACTGCAGGAGAAGTGGGCACCCGTTCTCGATTATGATGGTATGGATCCTATCAAGGATTCCCATCGTAGAGCAGTTACCGCTATCCTGTTAGAAAACCAAGAGAGAGAAGCAAGAGAAGAGCGTGCATTCCTTTCAGAAGCAGCTCCTACTAACTCAACTGGTTCCTCAGGTTCAACCGCTGGTTTCAGTGCAGACGCATCTTCACCAACCGCTGGTTTCGATCCTGTTCTGATCTCCTTGATCAGACGCTCAATGCCTAACTTGGTCGCTTATGACCTCGCAGGCGTTCAGCCAATGAACGGTCCTACTGGACTCATCTTCGCAATGCGTTCTAAGTACACCTCACAAGGTGGATCCGAAGCATTCTTCGACGAAGCAGACACCACATTCTCTGCAACCGACGCTTCTTCAGGTACTAGTGAAATCGGTTCAGGTTATGTTTCTGGTTCTGAAGGCAGTGCAGTTGGTCTTGGCACCACTGGCGCTGGTTCAAACGCTTCTAACCCTGGTCTCCTCAGCCCTGACTCTGCTGCTACTCAGAAGCAGTACACAGTTGGTCAAGGTATGGACACCGAGGACGCTGAAGCACTCGGAAGTGGCGATTACAACCACTTCAACGAGATGGCATTCTCGATCGAGAAGGTCACCGTTACTGCTAAGTCACGCGCCCTGAAGGCTGAGTACTCACTCGAGCTCGCTCAAGACCTCAAGGCAATCCACGGTCTCAACGCTGAAGCAGAACTCGCTAACATCCTTAGCACCGAGATTCTTGCTGAAATCAACCGTGAAGTTATCCGTACCATCTACAAGGCAGCAGAATCTGGCGCACAGACCAACGTTGCTTCCGCTGGTAAGTTTGACCTCGACGTTGACTCCAACGGACGCTGGAGTGTTGAGAAGTTTAAGGGACTTATCTTCCAAATCGAGCGCGATGCAAACGCAATCGCACAAAGAACTCGTCGTGGAAAGGGCAACATGATCCTCTGCTCTGCAGACGTTGCTTCCGCCCTCACCATGGCAGGCGTTCTCGATTACACCCCTGCACTCAACGCTAACCTTAACGTTGATGACACTGGTAACACCTTCGCTGGTGTTCTCCAAGGTAAGTATCGTGTATACATCGATCCTTATTCTGCAAACCTCGCTGACAACCAGTACTACGTTGTTGGTTACAAAGGTTCCTCACCTTACGACGCAGGTCTCTTCTACTGCCCATACGTACCTCTCCAGATGGTTCGTGCAGTTGGCGAGAACACCTTCCAGCCTAAGATCGGCTTTAAGACCCGCTACGGTCTTGTTGCTAACCCATTCGCTGAAGGCACCACTGCAGGACTTGGTCGCATCAAGACCAACTCCAACCGCTACTACAGACGCGTACAGGTCCAAAACCTCATGTGATCACGGTTCACATATTTCTCAGAGGGTCTTCGGACCCTCTTTTTTTGTCTAAATACCTAAAAAAACAATCATGGCATTTTATATCACAAAACCTAGTTTGGTTAGTGATTCTATTACTCTTTACTATAAGGGTGGTAACAGATGGTCAGATAGTCCATCTGATAAAATCACTTATGAAACTGAATCTGAAGCATCATCTGTCTGCTCAAATCCAGACGGCAGTAATGGTGGATTTAGAGGAAGCATTGTTGTTTCGGAATAAATAATCATACAACTACTGTCTAAAAATGAAACCAACTCCTAGAGAAACAAAAAGAATCCACGAGGATTACGAAAAGGTAGTCGCACACCTGGTATCTGAAGGATATGCAGAAAACGCTGAATCTGCAGACGATATCATCAAAGGTATGA